GCATTAGCAATATTTGCTACAATTCCTACTGTTGATCCAGTAGCATTTCCTATCCAAGCGCCGATTTCTAGCTGAGTGTTAAATGCAGTTCCTACACCAGTAACTGTTACTGAGTTAGTTGCTGCTGTGGCTGTTCCAGTGCCTGCTACTCTAGGGTAGCCTGTTACAGCATGAATGCCAGTACCAGTAGTTGATATTCTAATTTTGTCCGTAGCAATATTAGCTGATTGCTGTGATACTAAATTACCTGTATATACGTAAGATGCCATTTTATTATCCTTTTATATTAAGCGAATGTTGCGCCAACTGTATACCATTGAGTACTACTAGTTGCATAATATTGAATACTTGCTGCTGAACTATGTGAATACGCTGTATTGGCCGAACCACTATTAATCGCTGCTCCACTAGCAGGATAAACATTGAGTGTGTTTGCACTTGTATTATTAATAAGTAGTACCATGCCCGCCACAGCAGTTGGAAGTACTACCCCGTTAGCGCCAGACGAAACTGTGCTTACAACATTAATTTCTTTTGTCAATACTGTAGCTGTGCCCTGCGTCGAGCCAGCGGATGTAATACCTGTTGTGATAGAACGAATATGATATGATGTTGCTACTACATTAGCACCGCTAATATTCCCAGAAGCAACAATTAATCCACTAGTGCCCAAGTTACCTACATTTGCATTACCACTTACATTTGTGGTTCCAGTGACATTAGCTCCGGTATCGCTGATAATCATTGTAGTATTGCTCTTAGATGTAAAAGCAATATTGGCATTAGAGGTTATTGTAATATTACTGTTACCATTTTGTAACAATCCACTGTTGAGAGTTGTAATATTACCGGTAGTGATAATTGCAGTTGTTGTACCAATGTTGCCAACGTTAGCGTTACCTGTAGCATTTAATGTGCCTGCAAGATTAACACCAGTATCAGTAATAACTACAGTAGCATTACTCTTTGACGTAACAGTTACGTTAGCATTTGCTGTAATAGTAACATTACTATTACCATTTTGCAATAATCCACTGTTGATAGTTCCAACATTACCAGTTGTAGCAATAATATTTGTTGCATTCAATATTGTAGTTGATAAATTACCAGTTGCTGCATTAAACGAGATATTAGCATTAGCACCCAATGCACGATTACCTGTTGCACTGCTACTTACAAATACCGGGTAGAATGTGCCAGTAGTTTGACTTGTTACTACACCAAAATCTGAAACGTTTGCATAGGCAACGCTAAGATTACTTACTCGTGTATATGAACTAACTTGTAGTGGAGGGGTTCCGTTCCCAACATTTGAAATAAAGCGTGAAGCAGTAGCTATTCCGGTCGCATTTAAATTACTTACGTTAGCATTACCATTTAATGTCAAAATACTGTTGCCATAATCATATGTAAATGCACTATTGCCAGTTAAAGCGCCAGTATCATTATATTGGATTTGTGTGTCTGATCCGCCTGCTACGAGGAATGATACAGTGGAACCCAATGTAGCAACTGCTTGTCCTTCAATAGCATATACATTAGCTGTTAATCCAGTAGTTGTTTGTAATGAAACAACATTAGCTGCTAGGTTTCCATCGGGAGAAGTAGCAACCTTGAGTGAAGTACTTACCGCGTTTGCAACATAATAAGTTACATTATTTTCAAGTCCGCTAGTTGATAGATTACCATTAAATCTTACTGCTTGACCATCGTTAAATACAGCAGCGTTGGCTACTGTAATTACGTTAGTAGAAACTGCGGTCGCTGAAACAGTAGTATAGCTATAATTAGTATATAGCAATGAATCTACATTTCCTGAGAAAGTAGTTCCGTCCCAGCTAGTGTAAAGTTCAAAAGTTGTTGAGGTTAAAACATTTGCATAATAGATGCTACCGGCTAATTCGGTCATTCCCTGTGGATTAGTTATAGTAACCTGTGACCCGTTTTCAAAGAAATTGTCAGTGACAGTTGTAACTAGTGCAGGATCTGCCTTTGATACATTTAGTATATTTGCTGCTAGAGTTCCTTTAGGAGTCCAGCTTAAATTTCCGGTACCATCAGTTTCTAAAACATAACCAACGGCACCACCTGTAATTTTTACATTACTAACGTCGCCTAGCGTAATCAGTCCACCGGCTGTGCCACCCTTGTTAACCCAATTAGTACCATCATAGGCAAGAACTTGCCCATTAGCTATACTAACATTACTAATATTAAGATTACCGACTGCACCATCAATTTGACTAAAACTGATTTGCGAATAACTTGTTAATATTTCAACATTTTCATTAGGCGTAGTTTTACCTATGAATAATCGTTTAGCATCATTGGCCCAACCGAATTCAGCATCGTCTAGCTGCGGTAAATCGACCAGGTTCCCCGATCGTTGTTGAATTTTAGAAATCTGTAAAATTGCCATAAGTGTATTTCTTTACCTATTCGAATACACTTATTTATGCTTTGCTATAAGAACTTAGTGTAGTATTCCTCTACTCGTTTCCACCAGTTATCTGACCAAGTATCAAACTCATTGCCTTCTACAATAAACTCTTGGTATTGATTATCGGCACTACACATAAGAATCACGCCCTTGCGTATCTTTGTACCATAGATTTCATTGTGAGCATTAGCGTAGGCTGTTAATTGAAGGAAATAGTCTTCAATCCATTCACGCTTCTTAGGCTTGTTAGTTTGCTTGAAGTCAAGGATTGCTTCGTCGCTATTGTGTAGACCAACTAAGTCTGTGGTCCCAGCATAAACTTTAGGAAAATATAGAGATACTTCCGTGCCCCAGAACTCGGGGCAGTTGGATAAGCCTTGAGATATGATTGTATGCGCCATCGTATGTGATTGCTTGCTATACGGATTGCTTCCGGGCTCACCTGTTTCTCCATTAAGTACATAGTTCTCTAGATACTTATGCATTCTGGTGCCTCTTCCGGCAGCTTCGGTTGTAATCTCTTTTGCTTTTTGTTCACCGACTCTGCGGCGCCACTCAATTAGTGCTTTCTTTGCTTCAAGTGGTTTGGTTGCGTCTAGAATTGTAGTGACGCTTGGAAGTTTTGAACCATCCGGAGAAACATATTTGCGACCTTCTGTAGTCGTTTCACGCTTCATTTCTTTATAGGGGAATTTGTTTATTAAAGCCATATCTTAATATAGCAGATTGTTGCAGAAAAGCAACTATTATGGTTACTTTTTAAGTGCGTGTTTGGCCATTCTAGCAACAGTTTTCTTATCTTCGCCTTCTGGCTGATCTAAAACTGTTTTATCTGAGTAGCCCTTAAACACAACTTTATCACCCTTGATATTAGTGACTACATCTTTAAGAGGGGGAACGTTGATCATGTTGTATAGATCATCAACATCTAAAATAATGTCATATTCTTGAAAATAATCCAATAGATCATCGACGGAGTAGTTGTTTGGATCAACTCCTCCGTCTTCGATTTCTTGTTGAAGCTGATTAGTCAAAGCAACAATTTGTGCTATCATAGCACTATCTTGCTTTTGATCGAATTCAAAAAGAAGCATTATCTTTTTGCTCGACCTACTCCGCCGACTGGCATTTCTTCTTCATCATCTAAGTCTGGGATAGGTGGAAGTTCAAGATCAGGTTCTTCTGCTGGCATTTCTGCATCAATGTCTAAATCAACATCAACTTCGTCACCGCTCATATCAGGAGCAGCAAATGCATCTCCGCCTTGTCCAGTGAGGCCGCCGAGTGCCGACTTGAGCGAAGTTTGTGCCTGCTGTAACGCCCCATTCAGTTGAGTTAAAGCATCAGTTGCAGTTTGATTGAAAGCTTCACTTTCATTAGCACCAATTTCACTTTGTATTGAATCTACGAGTGCTGGAAGTTCCTTGACAAGCATGTCATTGACATCTTCGTACATTTTTTGAACAGAGTCAATCATGTCTTGAGCAGCAAGAATAACCTGTGACTTCTCAACTTCTTCATTTTCAACAACTATACGTGGGGCTTTAGCAACACGTAGATGCTGATTTAATGCTTGCTCCATAAACACTAGCTTTAAATAAGCAGGGCTTTGTTGAGCTTTATGAAATTCAGGTGATTTTTTAGACTCACTGATAAGTCCCTTTACTTTAGACAACATAGCTCTAGTTTTGCTTCTGTCTAACGAGGTTACATCAAAGTTCATTGAAAAACTTTCTTTGAGTGCTTTTACAGCAACATTTTTTGATTCGAGGTCGTTAAGTTTCATAGGTTATTTTTCCCAAATTTGTATAGTATTTATCTTCTATATTTAATTTTAGAACCCTTAGCAGCAAAGTTACTGTCTTGAATTCTTTTACTATTGTTAATGTAATTGTTCAACTCTGATACTATTAATCTGCGTTTAAACGTATCCTGTTGCAATTTAGTTATTGATATAAGCGTATTGTAATTATCCTTAGAGTTTTTAATTTTGTTTTTATGTACTGCTATATCTACGTCGATACTACTTAATTTTAGATCAAGCGATTGAATTCTACGGGCATCTTTATATTTACCTGCATTGTCAAGAATACACCAAGCAGTAGCGTTTTTTAAACTAATAAACTCAATTTTAAAGTTAGGTTTAAGTGAATAGACCTTATAAGTTGTTTTAGATTTTACGATTACATATTTTTGAAAGAGATAGTATTTACCTGATAAGTCGGTAGTAAAAATAACCTCTTGTAATTCCGAAGTCAGTTCATTTGTTACAAAATTTTGTAGTGTTGTTACATTCATCATAAAACCTCAAAATGAATATTCTTAAGTTCAGGACTTGTATCTAAAAATTTAGGACACATTGAATGCATGTTGTCACAAATTATCATAGGCACACCTTCACAATCTTTGTATAATGCTCCTAGCGGAACTATTCCATTTTCAAATACACTAGAATGTTGTACTTCAAATTCAAACTTCCAACAATTAACATTTTCACTGCTATATAAGAAGCCAAATAATTGATGATTGGGTTCTGTAAGTTCCACACTAACCGGCAATCTTACTACTTCTGGTTGCGATCTAAGCGATATTACTTGTAATACCGTATCAACGTTGCACTGTGTATTTCTACGCTTTACCCAATCTTCAATGTTTTCTTCTGTGGGTTTAGAACGATTTAATACACCGGTTTGTGTAATATCAAACAATGTAGTGCATCTAATTCTATACATATGAATATTTAACTCAATAAAAAACCCGGGAATAAATTAATATTCCCGGGTCCTTGTTGTAGTAGTTTTACTAACTATTAGTTAGTGAAAGTTGCAGTTGCAGTTACAGCAACGTTTGCTGAAGTCCATGCATTTGACAAAGCGTTGTCAAGTGAAGTAGTTGTCCATGCACCAGTTGGATAAAGAGCAACAGCTAGAGTATCGTCAGTTGCATTAGTGTATTCATAGATATACACAGTTGCAAGTTGCTGAACAGTTTGGAATACTGCATTGATATTGTCAGCTACCTGTGAGCCATTACCTGTGATTGTGAAGAAGTCAAGCTTTGGACCCTGTGGCTGAACTGTTACAGCAGAATCGACTGCTGAAGTTGAACCTTCGTTGGTGTATGATGGTGCGTCGAGCCATAGAACTTGCTGGAAGTCACCGTTTGTACGTGTAAATTGTGCCATTTTCGTTTTCCTTGTGTAAATGTGAGTCAATGCTCATACTTTTATTTATGCCTACAAGAAAAAAACTCGGTTTTGGGTTACTTTTTCTTACCGAAATGAGCGGTACTAAAGCCGCCGCGATTGACTAACTTGACTAATCCCTTAGGAGTATTGAATACAAACCCTTCTCCGCCTTGCTTATCACCAATTGATTGCTCAACACCTTTAACTTGTTGTTCAAGCTGATTAGCTAGGTCATTCTTAAGACCTGCTATCGCAAAGTATAGATCAAACAATGCGTCAAGCTGTTTCTTATTCTTAACAAGATATCCATCACCGTCACCGATTAGGAAACGATATTGCTTTGCACTTATATTATTTTGTAGCCATTGTTCAATAGGAAGATTTGTTTGATTAGTAGCAACATGACCTAAATACTTCTGTAGTGCCATTCTAGCAACACCATCCATACCCTGTAAGAACTGATCTAATTGACTGTTCTGGGCTAGTGCTTGATTAAGTTTAGTAACTTCATTACTGGGGGCTTCAAGTGAGAAGTCTATTCCCATATTAGGAGTCAATACTGCTACGTCTTTGTTTCCGCGTAATCCCTGACCGTTCCAAGGAGAAGGCTTACTAGTTACATCATTAAAGTATTGATGAACTGCAACGCCACCCTTAGTTCCACTAATAGTTTTTCCAAGATCACTATTAACTGGAACTGCATAAGTTACAGTATTTGGCTTGAATACTAACTTACCATTTTGATTTTGCAATTGATCAGCCCACATCAGGTCTCCCCAGAAGAAACCCTGACTGTTACCTACTGCTGCTTTCAGTCCATTCCAAATGTTGTTTAGTTTAGCGTATAAGTCTGGACGACTTTTACCTCTACTAGCATCATATTGCTGCCAAAACTTAGGGCTTGTTCCTAAATACTCAGGACCCTTGTCAAACATATATTTGTCTGACACAGTGAATTGTCCTTTATCGTTGTAACCAAAGATAAGAGCAGGGAACCCGTCCCATTTGATAGTTAATGTTTCTGGATTCTTAATAACATAATACATGCTATCGATGGCATCTTTTGCATCACCTAATCCACTGAATACACTATCCTCAGGGTGAGGAGTGCGAGGATTTTTTGCTTCTAATAAAACTGATTCGTTAAGAACTTCACTTATTTTCATTTTACGATATCCAGTAATATTCTAAACCAATCACCAGTCCCTACGCTTTCACTGAGTTTAATGTCAGTTGGAACACCGGCATCTTTAATTACTGAGTTATCAGCGAAATCAGTTAATATTGCTTTTACTAACTCAGGTGAATAGTTTTTGTCCATTACTTTACGCAATGTTTCATATGAATACAAATCATTTGAATTGTCGAGTTTAAGAACTTTAGCGATTTCATCAGGATTCTTATATGGACCATCAATGATTTTGTTATTGTTCTTCTTAGTATATCCGTCGCCCTTCTTGTTAGGTTCGGGAGTTCTTAACACTCTAATTAACCCATCAGTCGGGCTCCACATATATCTTTCAGCCTGCATTGCTCTACCATCAGGTAATTTCTCATCTGATTCTTTACGATCTAAATGTGCTGCAATGCTTGAGATTAAGATATTTCTATATACACCCTTATACTTGCTATCTTTTTCATATGGAGCATGGTAGAAAGTCTTTAACCAACTACTATCCCCGGGCATAAAATCTACCTGAACATAACCTGTTCTTGGTTTATTTTCGGGTTTTTTATTTTCATCATAACCATCGATCTTAACCTTAGTCATAATGACAGAACTTTTAGCTAAGTCAAGTACATCAGGAATGTTTTTTAGTTTTTCTACAAATGCTGGAATGTCTTCTGGCTTAATGTCAAGTGCAATATCAATGTCACCCGAGTATTCTTTTTTACCCACGCTTCCAAGAGTATTGTTCTTGAGATCAATACCTAAAATCTTTTCTAATTTATCTAATGTAGGTTCAATCTCATCAATATGAATTGCCCCTACTCCAGACATAGCGCCGCCTTCTGTAAGCATTAGTTAGGTCGCCGATACTGGTTTTAGGGTTTTAATTAATTCATTATATCCAGCCGGATTACTCTTTGATAGAGCATCTAATGTGCTTTTTAATTCCTGAATAGAACCTGCTTCTTGTTTTTTAGCTTGACTAAACTCTTGAGGGGCGCCGGCAGGGGTTGAAGTTTTAGATAGTGCCAAGCCCATTCTTGCTAAATCTGTTAAGTTTTGATTAACATTCTTAGGATATTCATCTTGTAACTTGTTAAGTTTTTGTTTTACAATGGCTTGACTTGATTGCCAATTTACACCTTGCATATATTGAGTAAACCAATCTGTCATAAAATCAGCAATCGTTCTCGCTTCTGGCGCTTCATCGATGTTAATGATACTTTCAAAAACACGATTCATTTTGTCGTAAGGTGATTCCTTAACCTTCATTCCAACGCCGCCTGTAGTAATACTACCTGGCTTGCTTGCTGTAGTATTAGCAGATACAGTAGTCTTAGGCTGATTCAATGTTGGAGTAGTAAAAGGACTTGCAGGCGCTGCTGGCTTTGTAGCGGGACCGGCATTTGGTGCAATTTTGCCCATATATTGCTGTCCGGCAGGTTGAGCAGTATTAGCAGTTCCTGTTGCCGGTTGTGCAGCAGGTTGTGCGCTACTACCTGCAGATTTTGCAGCAGGATTGATCAATCCACCCTTAACACCATTGTTTAATGATGTGATGGCATCCTGTACAAAGTCTTTAATAAAAATATCTTGTACTTGGGTTTGATACCCGCCTTGACCAGAGAACATACCTTTAATACTAGAGACTATGCCTTCTTCAATTTTGTTTAATTCATTTAGGTTCATTTTTCTTCCTCAAAGACTTCGTAAATCTGTCTTGATCTTTACTTTTAATTGCGCTTAAAAGTTTCTTTTCAAGCAGTTCAGCCTTATCAGAAGAATAATGTTTTTCAAATAATTCAATTAAATTAATTGCACTTGTAATAATGTTGCTGGCACGATTTTCAATGATATTGTTCATATCACGAGTATCACCAAACGACTGCAACTCTTCTAAAAGGCTTTTTGTTTTCTTTTGCATGATAGTTTAAGATCCTATAATGTATTTATTCAAAAACCTAGAATTATTTCTTAAGTGTGTTCAATAATGACTTAAGTTTTGCGCTCTGAACGTCTGGTTTTACAATACTTTCTTTATTTTCCAATACAGAATGCACTGCTTCGTTAGTAGAACCCACTTGACTCGTAGTTTTAATTTGACTTAGTATCTGATTTGCTGATGGTTGCTGACGACCTTCTTCCGGGTCTTCATCAGTAATACGCATAGTTTCAATATTGTATTCTAAGTCGATCTTTTGACCAACACCGGTCGAGCTACGTGACTTCATACACTGAATCTGATACTTGCCTCGCTCACGCATTGAACGTGACGTAAAAATACCGAACACATAGTCAGCAGTATTGATCTTTGAGATACCGCCTGCAATGTGACTGTGATCGAATTCGATTTCTTCAACTGCCGAACGATTCAACTGTGAAGCAGTAATGAGTAGAACACCAAGCTCTTTCGCTAGATTGCGAAGTTCTTCTGATACATACTTGTCCTTGATAAACTGATCGTTTGGATTCACTTTAACACTGACTGGCATAACAAGATCAAGATAGTCAATCATTACAAAATCTACTTTTAGACCGGTCTGAATCTGTACTTCTTTGATATACGAACGAATAGCATTGACGTTACTCTGTGCCGGTAGACCTTTAACACGATACTGCCCCATCTTCTTACCTGCCATCTTAACTCTAAGTTCAGTGTCATCCATATTCTTACGAATGTCTCTAGTACTCATATTCGTAAGCATGGCGTCAGTACGAAGTGAAGTCAATTCTTCTGAAAGTTCGAGAGTGATATATACTCCGCTCAATCCTTGCTTAAGCCAGTTGAGTGCGATATTCATCATGACTAACGACTTACCGGAACCAGAGCCACCTGCAAAGATGTTCAACTCTCCGCGACTCATTCCACCATACATAACTCTGTCAAGTTGAGGCCAACCAGTAGATACCTGACCACCTGCATTAAAATACTTGTTCAATCGATCCTTAGGATCAGCAAAATAGTCTGTACCCATATCACGTTGTAAGCTAATTTGAACAGCGTTCTTGATCAGTTGTTCGACTGGGTCAAACTCACCCTTCTCAAGCATATCTGCTGCTTTAAGAATAGCTCGTTCAAGTTCTTGTCTCTTAGTAAATGACTCAAATTCTTCTAAGAACCATTCATAGTGACCTTCGCTCAAGTCTTCAATAGTCTCGACTGATTCTCCTGTAGTAGCCTTGATTTGGGTCTGATCGGGCATAATACTATACTTTGCAGTATGCTCTACGATAAACTCCGCAACATTTCTAAGACTACGATCAAAGTTTTCTGGATTCATGATGTTCATAACACGGGTATAAAGCTCCGCGTTAGTGACCATCATTTGAAGGAATAATCGTTGAACTTCTGTGTTATATTCTTTTAGCAAGTTTCTTCCTCGTCATTTCTAATTTGATCTTACTGTTTGTTGCGTTCTTTAAGATACTTAGTAACGTCGGTAATTTACCATATTTTACTACAGCATCGTTTGCGTCTTTAATGCCATTTTCCCAGTCGGGAATAGACACATGAAATCCTAACTCTATTGCTCTATCACAAATAGTTAACCCAGTCTTATCTAGGTCTGGAACAACAATAATTTTGCGATTTAATCTACGTAATATCTCTGCTTGTTCATCGCTTATTGTATCATGGGTCAATGCACAGGCGTTAAGGGAAAGGGCGTCAAAGATGCCCTCAACCACTAAACAAATTTCCCAATTCGGCTTCTGAAAATCATATCCAAATACATAACCCGTCTGTTGTTCTTTGATAAACTTTGGAGTTCTGTTGTCAAGGTATCTACTAGTGTGTCCTACAATCTTGCCCTCAAATGTATATGGAACAATGATTCTATTACTGTTTCTACCCTGTTCATTAGGAGTAACCATAAACGGATACTCATCATGCTTTATAGCTCGGCTGCTCAAATAGTCAATAAAAACTTTATGTTTCTCATTAGTAGCATCAAGCAATTCAGCATCAGGAAGGGTAAGTTCTTTAAACTTTACTTTCTTCTTTTCTCTGCGAACCTTAATAATGTCAAGTAAATCTTTTTGCTGTAGGCTTTCTAGATTCCATTTGCTGATTTGATTCTGTTCTACACCGCACCATTCAAGTAATTGTCTCGTGTTTCTACTGATGCTTTTGCCTAACTCAAAGCCGCATTTAAAGTTACAATTGAAGCAGTGATAGCTCCAGTTTTCGCTGTCGAATCTAATACCTGCTCTGCTTCTTTTATCGGGCTTATGTCCGCGATGATGGCAGCACACTGCATTAAAGCTTGTCCAGCCGCTACTGGTAAGCTTCTTTTTTCCCGGAATAATTGTCAGGATATCAAACATTAATTGACTATAACACTAAATTCGTTATCGTGCAAGTATATTGGTTACCGCACCTGAATTACTTGTAAATTCTACCTTAACGAATGGATGATATCCATGAATGGTATATCCTCTAGTTTCAGTAACGTTTGCTAAATCATCATCTACTTCAATAGGATAATAATCACCATCTACAATAGTGGAACCTAGAATAGCAACATTACCGTAGTATTCATCGTAATGTGTTTGTATTGTAAGGATAGGATTGTCTTGTGTGTTGATTACACTTGTATAATATACAAGATTAGTATTACCTGAACTGTTACTAATATTAGGGAAAGGTTGCCCTGAAGGAATAGTAACAGTTTGTGAAGGGACAAAAGAAGGAAGAACACTATTGACAATGTTCATATCGCCTCTGGCGCCGGCGTTCTGATCTACAAACACGGGATAATCAAACTCGCCAACTGGAATTTCTAGTGAATAGTATGCTTTCTGTGCGTCAATATCTTCGATGTCAGCAGCATTTAGATTCAATGATGCGATACCTGTTAGTGCAAAATCTAAATCCAAAGCCTTTTGTATAAGAACTTCGGTTCCGTTGAAGTTAAGGACCCTACAGGTAATACTTTTACCTGTAATATCTACTGGCTTCTGTTCTTGATTTAAGAACTGAAATTGAATCTTGTTATCGACACCCTTATTGAGTGTTAGTGGTTTTGCATATACAGGCATATACTTCCTCGGTGAGTTTCCAAAGAGGAGCACAACAATTTGACGTTGTGTATAAACATATACAGATGTGGTGTACATTAAATCTCCTCAGTCATGTATTTATTCCCAAAAATATTACTTTGGGTTAAATGGTGTAAATATATATTGTGAGTATGAACGAAGAATTTTTCAAGAAATTGAGCGAAAACCACCCCTATATATCCATTTGCTCCTATGCTAGTCAAGACTATGTTGGGATAATCCAGAACAGGGATGATAGTGTAACAACGATCTATGATTATGGTGCAATTGTTATTCCTGAATTAAGAGCTAAATATTTAGAATTGGGTGACATATGGTGGTGGGAATCGAATAGAACGATTCCCATTAATATTTTTCTCAAAGAAGAATGGATGATATTCAAACCATATATTAGAACGTTTAACAACAAGAGTTTAGATATTATGCATGGTCCTATAGTAAGTATGAACGAATTCATCAAAAAACGTAGCAAACGTAGAAGTATTACTCTTGTTAAAAGAATTCCTTAATAACTTCTGTTATAGATATTCCTCAGGAAATAGTGTTATCGAAGAACATTTGATAAATCTTCCATTACTATCACGAACAATAACTTCAATTTCAAATGTCTCATCATCAAGATTTACTTGAGCTGGATGATCTTCTCCGAACTCAGCTTTAAGGTCTGACATAATATTGTCGCACAACTCCTCAGAAATAGCATGAGTGATATATTTTCCGATAATATTCTTTATTTTTTGTCCAGCAACATGGTCAGTAATACTTTCTATTTTTATATTCGTATCAAATGTTGTCATTGTTAAGCCTTTCTACTCAATTTTTTTAATTCTTTTTTACGTTTATCCTTAGCCATCTTAAATGACAAATTACCTACCCGCTGATCAAACGTAACTCCAATCAAGTGGTCATACTCGTGTAAAAACACACGACTTTCTAATCCAGTTAATTCACGTTCGACTAATTCTCCCGAAGCAGTATTGTACTGAACGACACAACTTGCTGGACGCTTGACTTTCATAAACAAGTCAGGAAAGCTTAAGCACCCTTCTAAGTCATTCTCACGCTCCTCTGACAACGAAACGATCTTTGGATTGATACAAGCTACTAGTTTAGTGAAGTTGCCCATAATAAAGATACGCTTCTTGATTCCTAGTTGAGGTGCAGCAAGACCTACCCCGCCGGTGTCAGACATAAACTTTGACATAGCTCTTACAAGTTCTTCAGGGCTACCATCGATACGAAAGTCCCACTCTTCTGAGACTTCAAGTAATTGAGGATTATGTTCTTCTAGTAATTGTAAGTTCATAATTGTATTCCATATTCTTTTAATACATTAATATAATGTTCTTCGCCCTTATGAACACTATCTACAAAGTGATCTGGCGCGTTTTCATCTGCCATATCGCTGATATACTTATAACACACAAACTCTACGTTTGCTATTTGACAAGCTTTAGCAATACTAAATGCCTCCATATCAACTAAATCGGCTTGTATATTATATGTGTCAGTGACAAAGTTATCACCTGTGCTTAGTGTTAATCCATCGTTACTGACAATAACTGGTTGGTGTAATAATTCTGCTTGGGGACCAACAATACACCCGCCTAAAATTACATCACGTTGATTAAAAGTAGTGCATTTATAGATGCCGCCATGCGTAGTTGTAATTCCACCAGCAGTACCAAAGTTAAAAACTCTTGTTGGCATGTAACGTTCAATTAGTGTAGCAGCTACGATAGCAGCATTTACTTTACCAACACCCGTAAAGAATACATTACTCTTACTTACAAGTGAGGGAGCTTCTTCTGGCATTGCTAATAGGATAATATCATTCATGTAAAAATTCCATATAATAATACAATTAAAATAAAAATATTGCAGGTTAGTAGGGCATAGTCTCTATCAATATAAGAAGCATATCCCCATAATGCAGTACCTATAAAGCCTGTAATCATATCTTCAATATGATATCCCAATGCCCTTAGTATTGTTGCTACAATGACTAAAGTAGTACCTAACCATTTAATCAGATTCATATGATACAAGTGATAAAACTGTTGCACCTGTTTCACGAATCTTGTTGCTCCCGTTGAGATACGTGAGGTCAATAACGCTTGCATAAAAAATATCCTCCGGTCTTACGCCAATTCTGCTTAATAGTTGAATAGTTGCTAATGCTGTCCCGCCGGTAGCATTAACATCATCAATTATACCAACCTTAGTACCTTCACCGATGTCAGTATTACCTTTAATTTCTAGTGTGCCGCTATCATACTCATACTCATATGACTGGCTGATAATTGGGGGCGGCAGCTTACCAGGCTTACGAATCATATGAAATGGTAATTCAAGTTCAGCAGCAACAGGCGCGCCCCAAATGAACCCACGAGCATCAGGTGATGCAATACAAGTTACGTCATTAATCAACATAAACATCTTGAGACGATCTAGTGCCCAACGAAAATCATTTGGACTAGTCAGTACAGAGCTAAGGTCTTTAAAATTAACACCTTCAGTAGGCCAATCTTTAATTTCGGTAATAGAATTCTTAATCATTTTGTGCTTTCAATAAGTTCATATGAACAACTACAAGCTGTGCGTATGCAACAGCGTGACTACGCTTAAAACTATATCCTGTTTGATCTTTGTCCCAAACAGTTTGATTAATTTCTTTAAAAGTTCTACCAAGCAAATGGCGTTTAGCAGGACGAATCATTGCTAGAAACATTGCTAGTCTAGGAATAGTATTGATTGGTTCGGGCATTCGCTGAATAAGATCAAAACTATTACCTAAGTGAATTAGTTTTTCTACTAAAGTTCTATCTTTGAGCATAGCCCAATTCGGTTCATTCATTAACGAAATTAAATGTTGCTCATCATGAATTTGCTCATAAACATGGACATTAAGTAAGTCTAGTTTAAAATAACCACGATTTTCAGCATCAACATAGTGTAGAGCCGACATATTATTAACAGGATCGTATGGAATATCTGTAATATATATACCGGTCGGGTGCTTACGTGAAGGATCAACGTTGCGCATACTTGCAGGAATATGCTTGATGACCGCTAACAGTTTGTCGCGGTCACCTAAGTCAATATCAATGTCAGAGTCAATTCTCATATAAGTCAATCTTCCTTGGTTAGCCTACAAGGTGTTGAGCAAGAACCATACAACTCAACCAAGCCCACATTGTGTTGAAAGCTACGAGTGTGGGTAGCAACTTCTTATTCGAAGCCCAGATAAGTGTAAGACTTGTTAGGAGAGTTAGGAAATACAACCACCAAATCTGAATACCAAAAATTAATCCAGGAATAATAATAACAGCCTTAGCTGCCCAGCTTGCAGCCTCTACCCAGTTGTATTGTGGTTCCCAATATTCTTTTGTAAACCACATATTGTAGCAATTTCGGATTTTATCCCACCCGGCTTTGTAATAGGTGAACATTACCAAAACAAAGGCTGATGTTGTACCCCAAACAATTTGTTCAATAGTCATATATCATCATTTTCAATTCTCACTTAACTATGCTTTAAAACAAAATAAGTATATAACTTTTCATCGACAATTGCAAACTTATCGGTAATTCTTCCATCAACAATAGAAATTTTAATACCATAATTTTGTTCTACAAAGTCACCAAAATCATATATGTCGAAAATACCTGCTACTATTTCTACGGTTGATACGTATTCCTCACGAACCTTTTTCAACATACTCCAATAATCCCACCGATTCTTACGAAACTTTATGTCGGGATCGTTTTCATCATAGTCGGTAAATCCTTCTACAGGAATTTTCATCGAATGTGAGTCATACCTGCTTGAATGAGCTTCTGATAAGCTTTCTGTACAACCACAGCCTGACGCTCTGCGTCTTCTACTGCCTTGTGACTTGTAATGTGTCCGCCATCTTTAAGACTGACACCGGCAAGATCATAGATTGTGCGACAATCACGAATAGTCCAGAAAGGCCACGGAATCTTCATATCAAGTTCGCGGAATGCCATTTCAGCAATAACAACGTCAAAGCCTGACCCGTTACTCCAAATCTTGTCGGCATTCCAACAGAACTTATAAAGCTGTTCCATTGCTTCACGATAGCTGATGCGATCACGATCACCCATTGCTTCTTCAATTGCTTCCGGGCTTTGTTCTCCCCACCAACGCAATGTATCATCGCTAATGCTGCGATTATAAGTATCAGTCTGTTCGTCCATAGTTGGACGAAGTTCTAGCTTTTCACTAACGCCTACACCGCGTGGATCAAAACTAACTGCACCAATAGTAAGAATAACAGTCGACGGCGCAGTGTCAAGTGTTTCCATATCGATCATGATATGTTTAGCCATTAGAACTCCAAATATTATCTACTTTTTTAACATCTTCCACTATATCACCATTTAAGTAATTTAGCAAGAGCATTGGGCGACTTTCGGGTAAATAATTAGGCATACTACTATGCAACAATCTACAGTTGTACATCAACACGCTACCCTTAGGCATATCTCGTTGTTCGCAAAAATCATAAAAGTATTTGTTATATGCACCGTTATAGCACATATCAATATCCCAATCAGGTTCATGACTGTTAGGAACAAAACCTGTAGCACCCATTTCAGGCGTAGTGTCTTGTAATGAAACGATACATTGAACGCCCAATAATCTAGTATCGTTATTCCATTGTTTAAATCTATGAGGTGTATCTACATGAGGATTCACCCACTTACTATCGCCATTGATAGTTACGATGTCACTAGCATATAAAACTGCATTATCTAATTCTTTTTCAATACGAGTAATTAAGAAATCATTGATTGTATTGACTTCTGGCCAGTCCATGATCATTTGACTCCACCAAACACTAACATTTGGTAAATCTTTGATCTTATCACGTTCTGCATAAGTTTTACCTGAACTACTAGCTCGGACCATTCTTAATGTATCAAGCTTACTATTGATATTATCAATTAGGTCAGCAGGAATTACACTTTCAAGAAAGATATATCCT